GGGGGGTACATAGAGGTAGAGTTGCCCAGTCATACGGTAAAGCTGTGGCTAAAAGAAATAAGCTTGACAAACGAGTGGAAGTTGCAAAAGCTAAAGCTCAGAAAGCCACAGTTAAAGCTAATACTGGAGTGTCTGCCAAGTACAAAAAGTTACAGGCCACGGCTGATAAATACCAGCGTAAAGCTGATAAGAAGAAATACGGATTTATTCCGAATCAAAAGAAAGCGGCTAAGCTTCAGGTTAAGGCTGATAGAGCTCGGTTCAAAGCCAACAAGTACAAAGATAAATCTGAACGTCGCGATATGAAAGCGGGTAAAGCTCAAACTGATTACATTCGTGCTCAGCGTAAAGCTCAGAAGTGGGCTAAACAGATGGATAAGACGTTTAAAGGTAAGAATATTTCTCAAATTAGTAAAAAACATAAAGATTCGGGAAAGAATTATGTAAAAAGAAGAGTAGCTTAAAAGCGGCAAATCTATAGAGCGAAAACCGAGAGGTGACGGCGAGTAGCTCTCTGTCGCTTAACCATAAAAGGAGAAAATCAAAATGGAAATTAATATTGGAACAAGGCTGAAACACGCCTTTAATGCTTTTATGAATAAAGATCCAACTTTTATACCTAAAGGATCGAGTTATTCTAGCAGACCAGATAGACCCAGACTTTCTCGAGGAAATGAACGGTCTATCATAACTTCAATATTTAACCGTATTGCTCTCGATGTCGCTGGAATAGACATCAAACATTGCAGACTCGACGAAAACAATAGATACATAGAAGATATTAAGTCAAATCTTAATGAGTGTCTTAGTACAGAGGCTAACATCGATCAGACTGGACGAGCATTTATTCAGGATGTAGTTATGTCTATGCTTGATGAGGGCTGCGTTGCTATAGTACCAGTAGACACCACAATCAATCCAAAGATCACAAGTTCTTATGACATATTGTCTATGCGAACTGGAAAGATTTTAGATTGGTATCCAGAACACGTAAGAGTTCGAGTGTATAACGATAAGACTGGCGAGAAAGAAGATATTCTTCTACCAAAGAAACAAGTTGGCATTATTGAGAATCCATTATATGCAGTTGTAAATGAGCATAACTCAACCATGCAAAGGTTAAAAAGAAAGCTGGCTTTACTGGATGTGACAGATGAACAAACGGCATCCGGCAAATTGGACTTAATTATACAGTTACCTTATGTTGTTAAAACAGAAGCAAGGCGTGAGCAGGCTAATCGACGACGACAGGATCTCGAAGAACAGTTAGCTGGTTCTAAGTATGGAATAGCTTATGCTGATGGTACTGAGAAGATAACCCAGTTAAATCGATCACTCGAAAACAATCTTCTAAAGCAAATAGAATACTTAACTAATATAGTGTATAGCCAGTTAGGTATTACGCAAGAGGTTCTCAATGGAACCGCCGATGAAAAAACTATGCTGAACTATAATAATAGGACAGTTGAGCCTATTCTGTCAGCAATTGTTAACGAAATGAAACGAAAGTTTCTCACTAAAACAGCTCGGTCACAGGGACAGTCGATCTCCTATTTCACAAACCCATTCAAGCTTGTTCCAGTTAATGACATAGCTGAAATCGCTGATAAGCTTACTCGAAATGAGATTATGACATCCAACGAGATAAGGCAGGTAATCGGAATGAAACCATCTGATGATCCTAAGGCAGATGAACTTACAAACAGTAATATAAGTCAGCCTGACCAAACTATGTTGCCTTATGATGAAATGACTGAAGATTCTGAAGAAGGAGGAGAAATTCAAAATGGGTAGTTATGACTTTGGCGGATGGGCTACACGAAACGATTTAAAGTGTAGTGATGGAAGAACAATCCGCAGAGACGCATTCAAAGATAATGATGGATGCAAAGTCCCATTAGTTTGGAATCATGAACATAATGACCCGAATGCTGTATTAGGTCATGCCATGCTTGAAAACCGTGATGACGGCGTTTATGCATATGGTAAGTTTAATGACACTGAACAGGGGCAACATGCTAAGAAATTACTCCAGAACGGGGATATTAGATCCTTGTCTATTTGGGCTAACCAGCTTAAACAGATTGGTTCTGATGTAATGCATGGAAATATTAGAGAACTTAGTCTTGTATTATCCGGAGCTAATCCTGGAGCATATGTAGACTTTGTAATGGCTCACGGTGAAGGTGAAGAGGATACTATGTATGCTTCTTATGATGAGAACATCATGATCTATCACTCTGATGAGCCTAAAGAAAAGAAAGGAGAACCGGATATGGGAGACGATAATAAAGCACCTGAAAATTCTGGATCTAAAAAAACAATACAGGAAGTTATTGATAGTATGACTGAAGAACAGCAAGAGGCCATGTATGCAATGGTCGGCCAGGCTCTTGAAGAGAATGGCGTATCTGATGACGATAGTAATGATGATGAGGAGGAAGATGGAATGAAGCATAACGTATTCGATAAAGAAGAAATGCAGCAGCCAAATGTACTTAGCCACTCCGATGAGGAAGCTATTATTTCTTTAGCTAAACAGAGTGGTGTAGGTAGTCTAAAAACAGCTATGGAAATTTATGCTGAGGAGAACTTTGGTGATACTCTCGCACACGGTGTATTCACTGATGCTGATACTGAGAAATTATTCCCAGAGTACGAGCTGCTTAAGAAAGGTGAACCGGAGACACTGGAAAGAGACCAGAGCTGGATTGCAGCAGCAATTTCTAAGATTCATAAATCTCCATACAGCCGTATTCGTACAAGACAGGCAGATGCTCGAATTGCTGAGCTGAAAGCTAAAGGTTACCAGAAAAAAGGTAACTACAAACAGAACATGGAAGATATCAAGATGATTGGAAGAACAACTGATCCTCAGACTATCTACATTAAAGACGATATGCATCGTGATGACATTATTGATATCACTGATTTCGATGTAGTAGCATACCAGTGGAAACTTATGAGACACATCCTCGACGAGACTCTGGCTATGGCGGCTTTAGTCGGTGATGGTCGTGAAGAAGGAGACCCTGATAAGATTCACGAAGATCATATCCGTTCCATTTGGCATGATGACGAATTATATTGTATTCATCAGGATGTAGACTTTGAAGCAGCGAAGACTAAACTCCAGGGAACAAATACTGGAGCAAATTTCAGCGAGAATTATATCAAGGCTGAAGCTATGATTGAGGCGGCTTTATACTCTCGTGAAAAATTCAAAGGTTCTGGAACACCGGATCTTTACTGTACGCCACATCTGTTAAACGTTATGTTATTAGCTCGTGATCTGAATGGTCGTAGAATCTATGACTCCAAGTCAGATCTTGCAGCAGCTCTTAACGTTGGTGAAATCCACACTGTAGAGCAGTTCGAAGGACTTCAGAGAGAAGACAGCACTGGTAAGAAACATAAGATGCTCGGTTTGTTTGTAAACCTCGCTGACTATCAGTTTGGTTCTACAAAGGGTGGGGAAGTTACTAAGTTTGAGGATTTCGATATGGACTTCAACAGATATAAATATATGCTCGAGACACGTTTATCTGGTTCTCTTATCAAACTTTACTCCGCTATCGCTCTCGAAGAACCCGTAGCGTAATATACGAATATTAGGAGGGATTTATTATGGATAGAATTTTTCATCATGATGACACAATGTATGAAGCAGCAACCAAGGTTTATGTAAAATCTGACGGTTATGCATACTTGGAAGAAGGTTTCAAAACCAAGGTTTCAGCTGACGTTCTGGAAGACCTGTTTGTTAGGGGGCTGATTATTGTTGATACAGGAGTAATGTATAAACCTATCAGCTTCAAAGTTGTAAGCAAGGTTGCTACAGTTACTTATGCTAAGACTAACGGTACAACAGCTACACAGGCTGATCTTGCCACAGCTAAATCTGCCTAGGTGAAATATTATGAGTAAATGGTTTGGTAAAATCGGCTATGCTATAACAGGAGAAACTGAGCCTGGCATGTGGGAAGATACTATTGTCGCAAGAGATTACTACGGGGATCTAATCAGTGATAAATATATGCGTCAGTTGTCAGGCAATGTCAACGATGACATCAATCTCACGAGTGTGATTAGCATTATAGCCGATCCATTTGCTTATGAGAATTGCTCACATATGGCGTACGCTGAAATCATGGGAGCTAGATGGAAGATCACTGATATAGACATCAAGCCCCCTCGATTAAATCTTACAATAGGAGGTGTCTACAATGGGAACACGGATTGAACTTCAGAGTAAGTTAGAAGAGTTACTTGGTAGTAGACAGGTTTATTACCAGCCTCCCGAAACCGTCAAAATGGAGTATCCGGCTATTGTATACTCCAAAAGTAATGTTAAGACTACTAGTGCCAATGACACTAAGTATTCTAAAATCAATAGGTATGACGTAACAGTCATATCTAAGAAACCCGACGATCCAGTTCTTGATAAGTTGTTAGGTTTGCCGTATTGCTCTTATGATAGATATTACAAATCTGACAATCTTAATCATGATACATTTAGTTTATATTTTTAAAGGAGGGCAAATAAATGGCTACTCAGAGATTAACATGGGACGATACCGGTAAAAGACTTTATGAAACCGGTGTAAAACAGGGAGTTTTTTACCCACAGGACGATAACGGCACATACCCAAAAGGCATAGCTTGGAATGGTCTTACAGCTGTAACTGAATCTCCAGAGGGAGCAGAACCTACTCCATTATATGCTGATGATATTAAGTATTTGAATCTTCTTTCTACAGAGGAATTCAAAGCCACTGTTGAAGCTTATACATATCCGGACGAATTTGCAGAATGCGACGGTTCTGGATCTCTTGTTGAAGGTGTTACTATCAGTCAGCAGGATCGTAAGACATTTGGTCTTAGTTACAGAACTTCACTCGGTAATGATGTTAAAGGTAATGAATATGGTTACAAGCTTCATATTGTATACGGTTGTCTTGCTGCTCCATCCGAGAAAGCATACGCTACCGTAAACGATTCACCAGAAGCTATTACTTTCTCTTGGGAAGTATCAACTACACCTGTTAATGTAACTGGATTCAAACCTACAGCATCTCTTACCCTTAATTCTGTTAAACTTGGCGCAACTAAGATGAAAGCTATTGAGGACGTTCTGTATGGTAGTTCAACAGCAGAAGCTCGCTTACCATTACCAGATGAAATTAAGTCTATTATCGAAGGCGCTGCGGCGTAAATTAAATACCATTAGGACCCTGTCTATGTAGGCGGGGTCTTTTTGTTTCTAAAAATGAAAGGAGAAAACTATGTTAAAGAAGGAAATTACTTATAAGGATTATAACGGAACTGAGAGAACTGAATCATTCTATTTCAATCTTAGCCAGGCAGAGCTTATGGAAATGGAGATGAGCACTTCAGGCGGATACGCCGAAATGGTTCAGGCAATTGTAGCAGCTCAGGATTCACCATCTATTATTAAGATTTTCAAGGATCTTATCCTTAAGGCTTATGGCGAGAAATCTCCAGATGGTAAGAGATTCATTAAATCCAATGAGCTTTCAACAGCTTTCTCTCAGACAGAAGCTTACTCTAATTTGTTCATGGAATTAGCTACAGATGCTGACAAAGCAGCAGAATTCGTGAATGGAATTATCCCAGCTGATGTTGCAGCAGAAGCAGCTAAACAGGGGATTGCTCCAGTTGTTTAATTAAATATGAAAACAATGGAGGATGAGTGATGCTTACTATAACAATACCGGCTACCGAATCGGAACAATGGGATGAAGTCAAAGAAGAATTTGTCTATCAAACTGTTGAGAAAGAGCAGGTGTTGCACTTAGAGCATTCACTCATCGCTCTTTCTAAGTGGGAGTCAAAATGGCATAAACCTTTTCTAACTGATAAGGAGCTGACTCTTGATGAAACAATAGATTATATAAAATGTATGACACTCGATAAGAATATTGATTCTAAAGTGTACGACCGATTAACTCAATCGAATATTGTAGAAATTCGAGAATACATGAACGATTCGATGACCGCCACAACATTTCCTAAACGTAGCGAGTCAAAAAATAACGGAGAGCAGACTACGTCTGAACTTATTTATTATTGGATGATAGCCAACAATATTCCTGTCGAGTTTGAAAAATGGCATATTAAAAGACTCTTCACTTTGATAAGGGTATGTAGTGTTAAAAATTCACCACCAAAGAAAATGAGTCGAAACCAAATTCTTAGACAAAATGCTGAGTTGAATGCTGCTCGGCGAAAACAATTACATACTAAGGGGTGATAGAAATGGCTACAGTAAGCAAAAAGTGTATCGATCTCGTAAAAGATTTCGAAGGATGTAGATTGAAAGCCTACAAAGATGAAGTGGGGGTGTGGACCATTGGTTATGGTATCACAAACTCAGACAAGAGTATCACCAAAACAACTATTAAATCTGGACTTACGATTTCTCAGGCTACAGCAGAATCATGGATTACTAAATCGTTGAACCAGAAGTATCTTCCTCTTGTAATGAAGTACAACAACACATACAAGTGGAACCAGAATGAAATCGACGCTTTAGTTTCGTTTGCTTATAACATCGGCTCTATCAAACAGCTTACTAATAATGGAACTCGAAGTAGAAAAGAGATTTCAACAGCTATGCTTAAGTATAACAAAGCTGGCGGCAAAGTATATCGTGGTCTTACTCGTCGTAGAGTCGCAGAACAGAAATTGTTCTTGACACCAGTAGAGACTGCTAAAAAGAAAACAGTAGAAAAAGACTACACAAAAGATAGAGTTGCCGGCGTCAAATATTTTAGCACGTTGAAGAACGACGACGTTAAATCCATTACGGAGTTCTTACATAACAGAGAAATTGGTGCTGGCAGTAATAATTTAGGTAAGATTGCGGCAGCTAATGCTGATAGTACAGAAGTTAAAAACGCGTTATTCGCACTCGCAAAGAAAGGTCTACTTATCAAACCTGATGGTTTGAATAAATGGACTTCCAAGTAGGAGGTAGCAGTTTGATAACTTTTAGACAAAAGGGCGATTTCTCTAAGGCTTCTCGATATCTTGAAAGACTTAAAGAAGCTGCAAAACTCGGCGTGTTAGATAAGTACGGCCGAGAAGGAGTGGCCGCCCTTGCGTCTGCTACGCCGACAGAAACTGGTTTAACAGCCAGTTCGTGGACTTATGAAATAGAACGTAAAGGAAGCTCTGTTTCTATAGTCTATAAAAACTCAAACATTAACAAAGGTGTTCCTATTGCAGTTATCTTGCAGTATGGACATGGAACTGGAACTGGCGGATGGGTTCAGGGTCGAGATTATATCAATCCGGCTATTCAACCAGTTTTTGATAGAATTGCTGATGAAGCTTGGAAGGAGGTTACTAAGATATGAGTACGACTGTTGACAGTAGAGTCGTTGAGATGCGATTTGATAACAAACAGTTTGAGAGTAATGTTCAGACCAGTATGTCGACAATCGATAAATTAAAGCAAAAGTTAAATCTATCTGGTGCCGCCAAAGGGCTGGACAACCTTGATAAAGCATCTAAAAATGTTGATATGAATGGACTTAGCCGTGGTGTCGAATCCGTAACTGCTAAATTCTCGGCACTACAAGTTATGGGTATGACCGCCTTAGCTAATATCACAAATTCAGCTGTAAATCTAGGTAAACGAATGGTTTCAGCGTTGACAACTACCCCTATAACTGATGGTTTAAAAGAGTATGAACTACAAATCAACTCAGTTCAGACAATAATGGCAAATACCGGCGAAAATGTTAAAACTGTTAATGCAGCTCTTGACGAACTTAATAATTATGCTGATTTGACAATTTATAATTTCGCTGAAATGACTCAAAATGCAGGCACGTTTACTGCCGCACTTGGTAAAGGTAGCCTCGATAAAGCGATGATTTCAATCAAAGGTATCGGTAACTGGGCTGCGTATGCTGGAGCTAATGCTTCTGATATGTCAAGAGCTACATTTCAGCTTGGTCAAGCCCTAGCACAAGGCAGCGTTAGACTTCAGGATTGGATGTCGATTGAACATACTTCAGGCATGGCCGGTCAGAATTTTCAGAATGCGTTCAAGGAAACTGCCAAATCAGTTGGTATAGACGTTGATTCGTTAATCGAGAAAAATGGTAGTTTCCGAGAAAGTTTGAAAGAAGGTTGGCTTAGCACCGATGTCTTCATGAAAACAATGGAGAAATTCGCCAATGATAAATCCATGACTGATGCCGCCACTAAAGTTAAGACGTTTAGTCAGTTGATAGGTACAGTCGGTGAAGCTCTTGGTACTGGGTGGGCTACCACATGGCGTATTATTATTGGTGATTTCGAGGAAGCTAAATCCTTATGGACTGGTGTTAATGATGTTATTAGTGGATTTATTAACAAAATGTCTGACGCTAGAAATAACTTACTTGAGAGTGCTCTTGGCAAAGGATTTACAAGTCTTTCTGATAAGATTATGAAGATTGTAGAACCAGTTAAAAAGACTTCCGAGACTATTAAGAAATCGGTCGATACAGTTTCAAAATTAGGAAATGTCGTAGATAAAGTAATACTTGGTAAATTCGGTAATGGAGAAGATCGTTTCAAGGCTTTAACCAAAGCTGGACAGAATTATTATCGAGTGCAGAATAAAGTTAACGAAACCCTCGGCAATAGTTTTCGTTATACTAAAAAACAGATTGCTTCTCAAGATAAGATACTTGGAATAAAAAACAAAGTAACTACAAAAACAAAAGAAGAGTCTAAAGAAACAGACAATCTTACAAGGGCTCAAAAAATGCAAATTCTGAACCTTACCCAATTGTCTGAGGCTCAATTAAAATCGAAAGGGTATACTGACAAACAGATAGCTTCGATAAATGAGCTTAAAGAAACCGCAAAAAAACTTGGTATTCCCATAGACGAATTTATACTTAATATAGACAAACTTAATGGACGATTATTATTAATAAACTCATTCAAGAACATAGGACAAAGCATTGTTAAAGTTTTCAAAGCTATTGGAGATGGATGGCAAGAAGTCATTGATCCGATGAGTGCTGATGATTTATTCAACATAATTGCAGCGTTTCATAAGTTCACACGTTCTTTAATTATGACTGATGAGACAGCTGACAAGCTCAAAAGGACATTCAAAGGAGTATTCGCTCTACTCGATATAATCACAACAATAACCGGAGGCGGTTTAAAATTAACACTTAAGGGCATCTCTGCGGTTCTAAATATATTCGGACTTAGTTTGTTAGATGTTACAGCTATTGCTGGTGATTTTATAATATCTATCAGGGACTTTTTATTTAGCAACAATTTGATTACCAGTAGTTTCAAAGTATTAGCTTCTGGCGTCAAAATGGTGGTTAGTTTATTTGAAAAGTTAATCGATACAATCAGCGAATTACCACAAGTTCAAAAATTCTTTAAGGAGATAGAAAATATTGACCTGACGGAAGTGGGTAACAATATTCTAGAAGGATTAAAGAATGGATTGAAAGACGGGGTACATACAATTCCTAGTATTCTTATTGAAATAGGTAAGGGTATTCTCGACACCATTAAAGGCATTCTCGGAATTCATTCCCCATCCACGAAAATGTATGAGATAGGATTAAATGTCATTCAAGGTCTTGTTAACGGCATTAAAGACGGTCTTGGAAAAATTATTGATATTTCAAAAATAATAGCTTCTAAGCTTTATGAGACAGTAAACGATGTAGATTGGAATAAAGTATTCGTTGTGGCATCTACAATCGGCTTAGGATTAGTCGTTAAAAGAATAGGCGATATTCTCGACAAATTCGCAAGTCCGTTCGAAGGTCTCGGTTCTGTACTTGAATCAGCGAGTGGAGTGATTGAAGCCTCTACAAAGAATGTTCAGAGAATTCTTAAGAATACTTCCAAAGTAATTAAGAGCTTCTCTAAAGTTCTTAATGCTAAAGCATGGCAAATGAAAGCTAGTGCTTTGAAAGATATGGCTATATCTATTGCTATTCTTGCTGCGGCTGTTTATGTACTAACTCAGCTTGACGTTGCTCAATTAGCAAAAGGAGTTGTTGTTATTGGACTTCTTGCAGTAATACTTGTCGGACTCGCTGTGGCGATGAATAAATTTGCTAGTTCGGAAATTGCTTTAGAAAAGAGCAATAGAGGTTTTAGCGTTAAGGGACTAAAAACATCTTTAATCAGTATTGGGATTGCTATATTACTCATAGCGACAACTGCCAAAATGTTGGGAGGAATGAATCCAGATGAGATGAAACAAGGCTTCATTGGATTAGCTGGTGTCGTCGCTGCTATAGCAGTTGTCTTCGCCGCATTCGGAACCTTTGTCAAAGGTAAGTCTGCTCAGAACATCGACAAAGCAGGAAAGATGATAAAGAAGATGGCTACAGCTATGCTTCTTATGGCTATTGTTGTCAAACTGGTTGGTATGCTTTCTCCTGAAGAGATGAAAAAAGGTGTTGCATTTGCTGTATGTTTTGTGGCTTTTGTTGCAGCATTAACTAAGATCACGTCAATCGGCGGTAAGAGTGTTGATAAGCTCGGCGGTATGATGATTAAGATGGCTTTCGCTATGACACTGATGGTAGGTGTCGTTAAGCTTGCCGGTCACTTATCTGCTGAAGAAATGCTTAAAGGCGCTGCATTTGCGGCAGCATTCGTGTTGTTTGTATATGGTATAAAGAAAGCCGTAAGTGCTGATCGTGGAACTGGAATGACTAAGCTTAGTGCTTTACTGTTGTCTGTTTCATTCGCTATGACGCTGATGATGGGAGTTGTTAAGCTAGCCGGGCAGTTATCAGCATCTGAAATGCTCAAAGGCGTAGTATTCGCTGGAGCATTTGTATTATTCGTTAAGGCGTTAGTGAATTCCGTCAAAATGGATTCTGGAAGTTCGATAGCAAAGGTTAGTGGACTGCTGTTATCAATGTCTGTATCCATGTTACTTATGGTTGGCGTGATGAAACTTGTCGGTATGCTCTCAGCAAGCGAGATAATAAAAGGTACCGCTGCTGTAGTAGCGTTCGGAGCTTTAATGATCGCTATGATTAAAGCTGTAAAAACGGCTGGCCCTGGCGCTGGTAAAGTGGCTGGAACATTAACAGCCATGGCTGTAGCTATTGGTATCATGGCAGGCGTTAGTGCACTGCTCAGTATGGTTGATATAGCTAGTTTGGTTAAAGGATTGACAGCCGTTGGATTATTATCAGTAATGCTTACAGCTATGATCTGGGCTACCAGAGGGGCAAGTGACTGTATGAAGAATCTTATAGTCATGACAACAGCTATTGCTATTATGGCGGGCGCTGTAGCTCTGTTATCTTTACTTGATACAAAGAAACTCGCTGGGGCAACTATATGTCTGTCTACTTTGATGGGTATGTTTGCTATCATGTCAAAGTCGACACCGTTGATAGTTGGATCTGGTAAGTCATTAGCAATTATGGTTGTGGTTATTGCAGCTTTAGCTGGTATCTGTTACATACTAGCAAGTCTTCCAGCAGAAGCTACAATCGGATCAGCAGTAGCATTATCCACCATGTTGTTGTCAATGGCTGGAGCTTTGACTATCATGAGTAAAATTGGACCAGTAAGTGCAAATGCTCTTGTGGCTATTGGCGTTCTTACTGCGGTAATGGGTGCTATTGGATTGATACTTGGTTTACTTAACAAGTATGATTTAAATGCATCAGTCACAAACGCTACAACATTATCGGGTGTTTTAATAGCTTTAGCGGCTGCTACGAAGATACTTAGTACAGTTTCTTCTGTTAGTGGATCAGCTTTAGCGGCTATCTCAGTCCTCACATTAGTTATGGGTGGAGTGGGAGTCATTCTTGGATTACTTAATAAGTATGACTTAAAAGCCGATCTGGAAACTACAAAAGCATTATCTATGGTGCTTATTGCATTGTCGACGTCATGTGCTATTCTTGCTCCAATTGGTGCGATAGCAGGTCCAGCAGCTACCGGAGCAGCTCAATTAATGCTAGCTGTTGGTGCAGCTGCATCGGTATTGGTTGGTGTAGCTGGACTTGTAGATTTGATACCTGGAGCTCAGCAATTCCTTGATGGAGGTATTCAGGTTCTTGAGAAACTTGGTTATGGTCTTGGTGCATTCTTCGGAAACATTGTCGGTGGATTTACTGCTGGCGCTACTTCCGGATTACCAGAGATTGCTGAGAATCTTAAGTCATTTGTAAATACTTTCAGTGGAATTGATAGTTCATCTTTTGATGGCGTTAAGACATTAGCTGACGTTATCACCGAAATAAGTGCCGCTAGTATTTTCGAGGGTATTTCGAGATTCTTAAACTTCGGTCAAGATCCGATGAAACAGTTTGCTGAGAACGTTGAAATACTTGTTGGTACTCTAGTTAGAGTATCTAACAAGCTTAATGAATCTGGTGGTGTCGATACAACTGCAATAGAGAAAATCTCTAATGTTGGTAAAATTTTCTCATCATTACAATCATCAATCGAACCGGCGAATGGTTTACTCCAAGCTATAACTGGCGAAAAGAATCTTGGTGATTTCGGTAATCAGATCTCGGCTTTTGTTGATAACATAAAAAACGCAATATCAGCTGTATCAGGTATTTCAACGGATAATCTAACAAACCTTGAATCATTAGCTAATGTCGGTAAAGTGTTTACATCCTTACAATCTTCAATAGAACCAGCATTGGGTCTTAAACAGGCTATAATGGGTTCGAAAGATTTAGGTGATCTAGGAACACAAATAACATCGTATGTCAATTCAATCAAAATGGCATTATACGCTGTGTCTGGTATGCCGACCGAAGGATTAACAAATCTTGAATCTATAGCTAATATAGGTTTAGCATTCACAAAATTACAATCTACAGTATCTCCCGCTAATGGCTTATTACAAGCTTTAGCTGGATCTAAAGATATTGGAACACTTGGTACTCAAGTTGCTACATATGCGTATTCAATACGTGCCGCTGTTACAGCGGTCGCTGGTATATCTGCTGAAGGATTAACAAATCTTGAATCTATAGCTAATATAGGTTTGATGTTTACCAAATTACAATCTACTGTCGAACCGGCAAATGGTTTACTACAAGCTTTGGCTGGATCTAAGAGCCTTGGTAATTTCGGTTTTCAAGTATCAACGTTTGCGTCACAGTTAAAGACTGCATCAAGTTCTTTATCTGGAGAAAACGCTGTCGACATGTCTGCTATTCAGAATGCTGTAAACGCTGGTCAGATGCTATCAGCTCTTCAGAAAGCGTTACCAGAAGAACATTGGTTTGACGGTAAGATGAATCTTCAGCAGTTTGGAACTAAGATTTCAGCCTTCGGCACAGCCATGAAATCATTCGGCGATTCTGTTGCTGAAGTTGATACCAGTAAGATTTCTTTATCTATAACATTAGGTAGAAGAATTGCTGCCTTTGCTAAGAGCATTGTTGATTTGGATACATCCGGAATTAGCAATTTCAATAAAGTAAAAGGTATTGGTTCTGCTATTAAAAGTTATAACAGTAAAGTTTCTGATATTGACACCGGCACTATATCCAAATCAATTACCGCAGCCAACCGACTGAAAAACTTTGTACGTGAATTATCTGGATTCGATAGTAGTTCTATAAGCAACTTCAAAGTAGCTAGTCTTGGTAAATCTATCAAATCATATAGTGATTCGGTATCCGGTTTGAACGCCGGCACAGTGTCTAGTTCAATAACAGCAGCAAATAGACTTAAATCATTCATTTCGAGTCTTGCTGGACTAGATACAAGTGGTGTATCCAAGTTCAAATCTGCTATTTCCGAATTAGGTAAGACCAATGTCAGTCAGGTAGCTTCTGCGTTTAGTAAAGGTACAAGTAAGATTACAAGCGCCGGTACTAAACTTGCAAAGGCATTATCCAGCGGAATTAAGTCTAATTCAGGTGCCGTCACATCAGCAGCTACGAGCATGGTTAGTTCGATGCAGAAATCCATCACCGGTAAAGCATCAACATTTAATGCGTCCGGTAGTAAATTAGCATTGCAGTTCATTAAAGGTATATCTTCTAAAAAGAGTGGCGCAGTATCTGCGGCTAGAGCCCTTGCTACTTCAGCAGCATCTGCTTCGAAAACCGGATATGGAACAATGTACGCTAACGGCGCATATCTTGGAGCTGGGTTAATCTCAGGTGTTAACTCCAAAGTATCAGCAGCTTATTCAGCAGGTTATGCTTTAGGTAGAGCCGCAGTTCGGGGTGAAAAAGATGGTCAGCATTCGAATTCACCGTCTAAAGATACCATTAAAGCAGGTAAATGGCTTGGCGAAGGTCTTGTTATAGGTACTCAATCCATGACTAGGAAAGTGTCTAAAGCTGGGCGTAGTATGGGTGAAATGGCTACACAATCAATTTCATCTGCAATTTCATCTGCTGCAAATCTAGTTGATATGGGCATCAATTCCACACCGACGATTCGTCCAGTGGTCGATTTATCTGATGTAAAAGATCAGGCTGCGACCATAGGAAGTTTGTTTAGCAATCCTATGGTTTCACCAACATCTAACATCAGGGCGATTAAGACATTGATGGATGAAAACAGTCAAAATGGAAATATTGATGATGTGGTTTCTGCTATCAATAAGCTTCGAAAAGATATGAGTAACGTTGGCAATACTTATAATAGTATTAATGGTGTTACTTATGACGACGGAAGTGGTATTTCAGATGCTGTTGAAACTATATTCAGAGCAGCCAGAATAGAAAGGAGGCGATAAGTTTGGCTGATGATATTTATACTGTAGTTCTAGGCGATACTTTATCGGAGATCGCTTGGAAATTCAATTCTACATATAATTATGGTTCTAATGCTATGGCAGCAGCCCAACGTTTAGGTGCGATAAATGATATTGAGAACATAGATAAGTTATTTATCGGTCAGACTTTATCGCTCAAAAATACAAAAGGCAAAAAGATTAAGAAAAAGAAGAATAATTCTTTAACACCAAAAATAAGTCGAATGGGTATTCAGTCAAACTCTGAAAATACAGTATTCGCTACTTGGCGATTTACTAGATCCCATGTAAAAGAATACCGATGTGTATGGTATTATTCTACTGGCGATGGTGTTTGGTTTGTTGGCTCAGATTCAACAGAAACTAGAAAACAGTCAACATATAATCCACCATCTAATGCTACCAGCGTTAAGTTTAACGTCAAACCAATTTCCAAGACCCATAAGGTTACAACAACCAAAAAAGTTAAAGGAAAGAAAAAGAAGACAACCAAAGATGTACATTATTGGACTGGTAAATGGTCAAAAGACAAAATAGTTCAATTCAGTAAAAGTCAGAAACCAGACCAACCATCTGTGCCATCACTTGAGATGAATAAGTACAAATTAACAGCTAAAGTTGAAAACTTAGATACCAGTGTTAACAAACCAACAAAGATTGAGTTCTATGTTGTAAAGAATAACGGTGGTAAAGTATTTAAACAGGATAAAGCTAATGTTGTTCAAAGAACAGCTTCTTATTCGTGGAATGTTGATGCTGGAGGAAAGTATAAAGTTAAATGTCGAGCTATTCGTGAGATATATAAAAACAAGAAAGTTGTTAGCACTTTATACAGTGATTGGTCTGATTTCTCCTCTGAAGTAACGACTATACCTAATGCACCAAAATCCATAACATCTTTGGAAGCGACTTCCACCACAGAAATTAAATGTGTATGGTCTACAGTGTCAAATGTCACCGGATATGAAGTAGAGTATACGATCAATAAAGCATACTTTAATACAAATTCGGAGCAAGTTTCAAGTAAGACTATAGAGGTCGGTACTACAGCAATTATTTCTGGTCTTGATAATGGTGATGAATATTTCTTCAGAGTAAGAGCTGTAAACGAGCAAGGAAAATCGGGATGGACTCCTATAAAATCTTGTAAAGTTGGTCAGAAACCAGCAGCACCGACAACTTGGTCATCATCAACAACAGCGATTGTCGGCGAGAAAGTAATTTTATATTGGGTACACAATACTAACGACGGATCTAAAGCAACAAAAGCTGATTTAGAATTACGTGTAAATGGTGTTGATAAGAGTCCAAAAGATTTTACTTATACGCCTAAAGATGAGGACGAAGAAACAACATATCAATACACAATTGATACGAATGCATATAGTGATGGGGCTACAATTCAATGGAGAGTTAGAACTGCTGGTGTTACTGGAGTGTATGGCGATTGGTCAGTTCAGAGAACTATTGATATTTATGCTCCGCCGACACTTGAATTACATCTAACAAACACTAACGACGAGGATATTGAAGCATTATCATCTTTTCCTTTGTATGTTAAAGGTATACCTGGACCACAGTCTCAATCCCCTATCGGATACCATCTAACCGTTGTATCTACGGAAGATTACGAGACTGAAGATCAGATAGGTAATGAGAAATTTGTGAGTGCAAATGAGGAAGTATATTCTAAATTCTTCGATATAAAGACTCAAATACTCGCTGAATTATCTGCGAATAATATTGATTTAGAAAATGGCAAGACATACAAAGTTCATTGTATCGTCACTATGAATTCCGGGTTAACTGCTGAAGCAGAATCAGAATTTACCGTTGACTGGATTGAAGAAGAATATGGCCCAGATGCTGAGATCATCTATAACGAAGATACTTATTCGTGTTCGATAAGACCATATTGTTTCACCACTCCTGATGAATATTTTCCAGACGAAGAAACACCAGAAACAACAGCTGAAGAAACTACAGAGACTCCATCTGATTCCGATGAAGATGAAGAAGAGACTCCTGAAATATTAGTAGAAGGCGTAACACTTGGTGTTTATCGTCGAGATTATAACGGCGAATTTATCGAGATAGCGACGAATCTTGACAACACAAGCAATATATATGTTACCGATCCGCATCCAGCATTGGATTACGGTAGGTATCGTATTGTCGTTACCTCGAAAGCTACTGGCGCAGTTAGCTATGTAGATCTCCCAGGCTATCCGATATCGGAATCTTCTGTGATTATTCAGTGGAATGAATCATGGAGTAATCTTATAACATCTGAAATTAATGTTGATGAGATTCCAGACGAACCAACATGGAGTGGATCGAGAGTAATTCTTCCGTATAATATTGACGTATCCGACAAGAATGATATAGATGTATCCCTTGTGAAATACGTTGGTAGGAAGAGGCCAGTAAGTTATTACGGTACCCAGTTGGGTGAGACAGCATCATGGAAGGTTGAAATACCTAAAAACGATGAGGAGACTTTGTATGCTTTAAGGCGTTTAGCGGTTTGGACTGGAGATGTGTATGTACGTGAACCATCTGGAACTGGTTATTGGGCAAACATATCTGTCTCTATGAGTCAGACACATTGTCAGCTTACAATACCAGTAACCATTGAAATTACCAGAGTTGAAGGAGGTGTTTGATATGCCTAATTGGGGCGCATCAATGCAACAAACCTTCGAATATTATACTGTTGATCCTGGAATATGGCAAGACGATCAACGAATTACCACAATTACAAAGAGCACTATAGAACGTGATAGTGACTCTGAGACACTCGGCTCGGCTTCGATTGAGGCCACCGAGTCTCTTGGTGAATGTTATGTTCGTATTTATCTCATTACAATTCAAAATGGAAAAAGAGAGAAGCATCCGTTAGGAACATTTCTTGTCCAGACTCCGTCTACATCGTTTGATGGTAAGGTTAAGAAAATCACGATGGATGCTTATACCCCATTATTAGAACTTAAAGAGAATCCACCACCACTTGGATACTCTATATTTAAGAATGAAAACATTATGGACAACGCGTATCTCATTTGTAGAGAACATATGCGAGCACCGGTCGTAAAGACAACTAACTCTGAGAAATTATATAGTGATTTTGTTGCTAACACAGACGACACATGGTTAACATTTGTATCTGACCTGATAGCAAATGCTAAATATAGTTTTGGTCTGGACGAGTTAAGTAGGCTTATATTTGTCCCAGATCAGGATATTGAATCACTTCAGCCGGTATGGACTTATGATGATGGAAACAGTTCGATATTGTATCCAGACATATCTATGGATCATGATTTGTACGGCGTACCGAATATCGTTGAAGTAGTGTATTCCGGTAATGGCGCTAACTATAACATTCGAGTGGAGAATAACGACGAAAATAGTCCAACGTCAATAATCAATAGAGGACGAGAGATAATTTATCGAGACACCGATCCAGATTTAACTGGTGTTCCGACAAAGGCTCAACTTGAAGAATATGCCAAAAGACTTCTCAAGAGTCTATCCTCGGTCGAGTACACAATTTCATATTCACATGGCTATTGTCCTGTTCGACTTGGAGACTGTGTTCGACTTAATTATGAACGAGCTGGTATGAACGGCATTAAAGCTAAAGTAATAAAGCAGTCTATTGATTGTTCGTCTGGATGCAAAGTAACTGAAACTGCAAAATTTACAGCAAAATTATGGGGGTGATGAATTATGAATCTATCTAGTGATCTGGTGGCTAAGTTCGTCGATGTCATGAAACAAGATAGTAAACGAGACACCGGAAGCATTGGACCCATTTATGGAACAATCGTAGAATATGGTGGTTCTAGGTATGTTAAACTGGATGGTTCTGATTCTTTAACCCCTATTGTGTCGGCAGTTGATGCTAAGCCTGGGGAAAGAGTTCTCGTTAATATCTTAAAACATTCTGCCACGGTTATTGGTAATGTATCTTCTCCGGCAGCCAGAACAGATAGTGTTAAAGAGGTTGCTGACAAGGTTACTACTGTTGAAATAATCGTAGCAGATAAAGCAGATGTTAAAGATCTTCAGGCTCAGACTGGTAGGATTGATACTTTAGTTTCTGAGAACGTAACAATTCGAGAAAAGATCACGGCCAGTGAGGGCGAGATTGCTGATCTAAAATCGACGAATGTAACAATTACCGGGAAGCTTACTGCGGCAGAAGGCGAAATCCAGCAGTTAAAAACTGATAAGCTAGATGCCTCCACTGCTGAGATTACTTATGCGACAATTACTAATCTTAACGCTACGAACGCTCAGATTAATAATCTGTCGGCCACATATGGCAAGTTTGTTGACCTTACGACCGATAAATTTGAGGCTGTTGACGCTAGTGTTAAGAATCTTCAAGCAGAAGATGTAACTATCAAAGGACGATTGGATGCTAACGAAGCTGACATTAATGTGCTCAATGCAAACAAAGCTAACATAGACGATCTTAATGCAGCTACAGCTAGGATTAGTACCCTTGAAGCAGGTAAGATTACAACAGATGAACTCATTGCTAAGAAGGCTGATATTGACCTTGCTAACGTTAATAACGCTTGGATTCAAAATGGAATTATTAAAGATGGTTCTATTGGAGAAGCCGCTATTCACGAAGGTGCTATTACGAACGCTAAGATTGCTGACGCTACTATTGAAGCAGCGAAGATTAAGTCCATCAATGCCGACACAATTACTGCGGGAACAATTAAGACTGATCGACTCGTAATTACGGGTCCAGATGGTCAAGACTCAATTGTTAAGGCTATTAACATAGCGAATGGTGTATCTGAGGCTGACGTAAATAGTCAGAAGATTCAGGCAGCTTCAATTGATGTTGTGGACTTATCTGCACTCAAGGCTACGATTGCTGGCTTTGATATGAACGGTAATGCTATTTATAGCGGTAAGGAATCCATTAAAGACCCTAATAGTGGGGTTTATATTTCTACCACTGGTATTGGGATGGGTGATGGTGCACTTACTGGTAAGGATGAATCTCCACTACAGGCTTATGCTGACGGAAGTTTCAAACTTACTGGTAAGAATTCATCGTTCGATTTTAATACTGTAACCGGTGAATTAAATATTGAGGCATCTAGCCTAAAAATCTCATCAAAGAGCGTTGCTACAAAAGATGATGTAGACGAGGTTCGAGATGAGATTACGACACTTATGACACTAAACTCAACAAGAGGAGTAACATTCAAAAACAACAAAGTATCTACTGTCTTGTATATTACGATATACCACGGTAAACAGCGTATAACCGACGCAGCAACGATGAAAGAAGTTTATGGCGAAAACGCGTATCTTCAGTGGAAATGGTTGCGCTTAGATGAGGCTGAATACGGTATTATATCTTCCTCTGATTCAAGATTTAGAGACGATGGATTTAAGTTTGTATTATCACCGGATGACGTAGATGCTCAAGTTTCATTTGAATGTGAATTAATAACTGACGATTAAGGAGGAAAATAATATGGCTATTAAAGCTACTGCTCAAACAACTATTATTGACGTAACCGACGCGTATTCGGTCATGCTTACAAGTGAGGCATATACATTTGTTGGTGGAACTGGTGGAGTTGGATCAGGACAGACTTGTGCAACAGAAGCTGTCGCATACTGTGGTACAAATCAGTGTGCTTCTGTATCAGTAAACGCGGCGGACATCGTTTGTCCAACGGGAATTACAGCTACTGTAGAAAATAGTGGTACATCAAAAGTTAAAATCACATTCAAAACAACAGCCACAGTAAATGCAGCATGCGAAGCAACAATTCCTGTCGTAGTTGATGGAATTACAATGAATAAGAAATTCTCATTCGCTGTTGCTAGAACAGGTAATACTGGAGCAACTGGTAAAGGTATTAAAGGAACTCCTGTGGCTGAATATGTTGGTTCTGCGTCTAATACAACCGTACCAACAAGCGGATGGTCTACAACTATCCCGAGTGTAACTCAGGGGCAGTATTTATGGACAAGGGTTACTACAACCTATACTGATAACACCACATCAGTAAGTTACTCTGTAGCTAAACAGGGTTCAACGGGAGCTACCGGTACAGTTGGTTCTCAGTGGTATTCAGGCACTGGTATCACTGGTACATCTACAACAGCAACGGCATTCACTGGCTCAGGTGTAGCCAATGCCCGTGTAAACGATATGTATCTTAACACATCAACTGGTTATACATATAAATGTACGGTTGGGGGTAATGCTCAGACAGCTAAATGGGTTTATGCCGGAAGCATCAAAGGTAATCAGGGAGATAAAGGAAATACTGGCGCAACAGGTAATGGTATTTCCAAAGCTGATATTACATATGCAGCATCATCCTCAAACACCTCAGCACCAACAAGTGGATGGCAGTCTACACCACCGTCAGTATCAGCGGGTCAGTATCTCTGGACAAAGACTGTATTTACTTATACAAACGGTGGAACTGCAACCCAATACAGTGTTGCCAAACAGGGAGCAACCGGTGCCGCCGGAGCAGACGCATTAACAGGTACAATCACGTTATCTAACGGTAATATATTCAAAAACAATACAGGATCTACAGTCCTTACAGCTCATGTATGGAAAGGATCTGTAGAACAGACTATTACAGATGCGGGTGTTTGTGGATCTCTCGGTTCGGTTAAATGGTACAAAGTTGGATCTGATACTGCTATCGCCACAGCTAAGTCCATTACCGTTTCGGCAGGCGATGTAACAAATACTGCGTCATATTATTTCCAGCTTGAGGGTTGATAAGGGGGGTGTTAGTCTATGGCTGTAAAAGTTAGATGTAGTGTAACATTATATAAAGTCATAGACATTGACAAGGTAACCCGGTATTACTTACTTCAATCTTCAACTTTAGCGGCTCCGTCCAAACCAGCAGATGGTGCTGCTATTAGTAGTAAGTGGAGTAAGACTGAGCCGTCATATACCTCTGGCTCTACTATGACTTTATATTCTGTTGATCAGACAGTTATGAGCAATGGAGCGATTAAGTATTCTGAAGTCTCTAAATCTAGCAGCTATGAAGCAGCTAAGGAGGCTTATAATTTAGCCAATACTGCAAACAACACAGTGAATGGATTAAAAACTCGTGTTGACGATGCTTATACTGAAATCGAAAGCAATAAGACTGAAATCTCATTAAAAGCATCGCAAACTGAGGTTGCCACCCTTTCGAATAACTTAAACGCATACATAGATTCATCCACTACAATGATTCAAAACATCAACGGTTGGCAGTTTAACTTTAATAAGTTAATTAGAACTGATGAAGCTGATGTAGCTAATCATACTGATTACATCACACTTCAAAATGGAGATATTATCTTAGGTGAATCTGCTAGCGATTTGAAACTTAAAATTGGTAATGATGCGATTCAGTTTAAAGGAACTAACGACGAAGAAGTTACCCCAGATCCGGATGCAACAGCATGGATCACAGGTCAGAAGTTTAATATTAACGAAGGAGAAATTCACACCACACTTAAAGTAGGTAACCTTCAATTTACCCCTAGACCTAATGGTAATTTCAGTTTAACGATTGTTTAAAAAAAGAGGTACATATTATGAAAAAGAAAAGTATTATCACGTTATTATTAACATTTCTCTTAGCATTGTCAATCATTCCAGCGAATGCCAACGCTAAAGAAACGACAAGACGCACAACTGAATGGCGACAGGAATATAAGAATTTCCTTAATTCTCGTTTTCATAAGCAGATTAAACTTAAGTTAACACATAATTATATTGGTGTTGGATCACGAAAGTTTAATTATAAATGGAACGGTGTTAAGGGTGCAACTAAGTATAAAGTTCAGTTAAGTGGAAATAAGAAATTTAAGGGTTGCAGTACCGAATATGTAACCGGTACAAACTATGGCTATTGGCTCGGTGGCGGAGTGGGCTTTTATGATCGAATAGCTCATATTGATTGGTATGTCCGAGTTAAACCGGTGTTTGGTAAATACGAAGGACGATGGAGTAAAGCACTGTTTGTACCAGGCGATCTTAATAAATAATCAATTAATACAAAAGGCTCCTCCTTGTATGTGAGGGGGTCTTTTTTTTAAATTTGAAAGGGGGGTCAAAATGGCTAGTGATGGTTATTATGCTTTATACGATTATCCAAAAGAAATGACAACAGATACCGCCGGAACATTTAAAATGTCTAAGATAGATATGACAACGAATGATGTCACATATTCTTTTAAATACGATTTTATATGCGATGGAGTAACAACATCAAAAACAGTAGCCACAGGACTTACAGCTACCCAATATACTTGGACACCTACGACAGCAACTTTTGCGCCATTAATGACGAAGAGTGACCAAGGAACACTTAAGGTCGCTATTGAAAGTAGTAATGGACGTAGAACGACTTACTACGCGACCATTTCACTTAAATTAAAAGCATCTATTAAGCCATCTAGTACATTTCAATATGTTGGTGATACAGGGTTTAATAATAAAGCAATTGCCGGTATTACTTCATTTACATTTACAATCAACGTTCCAGGATTATATGGTGCTAGTCAGACAGTGAAATTTACTATTAAAGATACCGATTATGTACAAAACGTACCAGCAGTATCTGGAACGACAAATACAGCGGTTACATTCGATGTCGGTACATTTTCCTGCAATGATCCAACGGCAATGTATACACGATGGTTCTTTAAAATAGAAATTACTGATAGTCGCGGTCGCTCAGATTCACGAACGGATTGGGTAACTATATATTCTTATTCGCCTCCTGATGTGGTTGCTACTGTAGACAGGAATGCTGATGAAAAACCGGTATTAACATTTACACCTTCATATCAAGCTACTGTAGCTGGTGCGACAAACTCTATAACTATATTTTGGGCGAGATGTAATGTTGACGGAGAAGTCTATGAAACTGACTTAAAAGGTAAGACCTCGCCACAAGTATTGGTCGGTACGTATGATCTGTCAAAAGCATATCAATTCACTATTGCTATTAAGGATTCAGTTAGACCGTCGGCTATTATCAAAAGAATTATATTACCAAGTGCGATGCCAGTAATGGATATTGGAGCTGATGGCAAGACTGTTACGTTCTTCGGAACCTCACCTAATTCGGCAGATAAAAATACATTAAGGGTTGGCGACGTTGCTAGTTTCGGAGAAGAGGTTGTATTGGGCGATACTTCAAATAGTTATACAGTCGTAAAAGCGACAGGTTTAACAGTTCATGATAAAAATACTGTTGTTGGCGATGATACTGATGTTATAGCATCAATTGGTATTGGTAACACAGTAAATGCATCCGGCTCGAAAGTAACAGGTCCTTTTTACACTCTAGGTGTGCGAAGTTTTAACGAAGTCGATGGAGTCGGAATACAGCCAACAGAAAATGGTTTATATTCAATGGTTGAAGGTTGGCTATGCGAAGCGTCTGGATATGCTTCACACGCTGAAGGAAATGCTTGTTGCGCATCCGGACATTTGTCACATGCTGGAGGAATGAATAGTGGAGCCTCTGGTTTTGCATCATTTGCACATGGATATGGACTTCGAGCTAATGGTGAATATCAAGCAGTATTTGGCATGAATAACATTGTTGATACTAGTAATAAATATTTACTTATCGTCGGAAATGGCCCGGGCGAAGGCACGTCGTCAAACGCCTTAGGAGTAACTGCTAATGGTCATATTGATGTTCAGAAAAATATTTATATAAACACAAACGGCTCTGGTATATTTGAGAGAGATACTGATGGGACGAATCGTGAATTGATAGCCATGGACGGTAATAATAAGTTATCAATAGGATACGGTCAATATAGTCATGGTGGCAGAGAAACAGTATTACAAGGCGGTAATAAATTAACATTACGACTTAAAAACCCCAATGCCACATGGAGACCATATATGACAAAAGGCGACAGTTTCAATACGACTATTCAGGTAGGAGGTTATATCACAAACTCTGGTAAAGATGTAACATTCCAGTTACCACTTAACAATCCTGTTATCGGGTCTCCAACAGTGACAATAGCAAGTGTCGATGGTCTTTGCGTTAGACAAAATAATAAATACTTATATGGATCAGCAGCTTCGACATTCGCCAAACCAAGTTCGTACAGCTGTACATTAGTCAATGGCGGAAACCATATTAAAATAACTGCTAAAATGGCAAACACAACGAATGTAGAGAATAATAGTGCCTGTGGTATTTATGCTAGTATAAAAGTCACATTCTCATAAGGAGGGGTCAATAATGGCTTTAAAGAAAGAAGTCCGCCAGGATAATGGCGTGGTTACAAATTATCATCGAATTTTATATGTAATGTCGACAATCAATAGTCATGTGTCAATTGCAGTATTGTCTTATATTGATGCAGCAGGACGAAATATGGAAAACAGCGAAACAGAACCTTATAAGGTAGCTGTTACATACGAAAAAGAGTATGAAGAAAATATGACTGTTGAAGAAGCTTATGAATACCTTAAGACTCTTCCTGAGTTTGAGGGAGCAGAAGATATTTAAGGAGGATTATTATGGATTTTACAACATTAACTGAACATTTTGTACTGGTAGTATTAGTCGCTTGCTTGGTGGTAGGATACATCATCAAACATGCGACTTTTTTAAATAAGATTCCTAACAATGATATTCCGGTTATCCTTGCAGTGCTCGGTGCTGTGCTCAACGCTGCGGTAAGTGGACCGTCCATTGAGTCTGTTGTATACGGAGCTGTTATGGGTCTTGCTTCTACTGGTTTCCATCAGGCATTTAGTAATTTTATTGACGGGACAATCTCTAAGAAAGGTAAGGATTACTAATGTTATTAACAGGGTTTACTGTCGAATCTGAACAGATTATTTATATTTGTGGATTGATAGCAGCTCTCTGGGGTTTGTGGAAAATTGTTAAAGAACTCAAAAAACCGAATGATGACCTTAAAGCAGCTGTATCAAAACATACTAAGCTCCTTGATAATGACAACAAGAGGCTGAAAGAATATGAGGAATCTAATAGGATGATTCTTCAGTGCTTACTTGTGATAATAAATCACGAAATAACTGGCAATGGAATCGAGAATCTCAAACACGCTAGGGATGATTTACAGGAGTATTTAATTAACAAATAAAATGAGATAAAAGGGGTTAATATTGTGACACACAACCCCTTTTAATTTTGCTTTTATAGACGTAGATAATAGTGGTCAATGGTTGGATATTTATACTTTATTCCTACATTTATACATAAATATCGCATAAATAAAGGTTTTTCTGTTTCCGTAGAAGAAGCCGCAAAAGCAGGTAGATTCTAAATTTCAATCATTGAAAACTTTACAAAAGTGGCATAGATAAAGGCTCTATGCCACTTTTATTGTTTGTGTAAAAATATAGAAATTGAACATTCAAAATGCAGAAAAATGGCGAAAAATCAGCTAACAATACACAAATAATACACAAGTAATACACGCGTAATACACGCGGTAATACACAAATTCAAGCATAGAAAAACCGAGATAGCAAGAGCTATCCCGGTGGATTTTAAACTATTTTTTCTAGTTCTTCTTTGAGCCAATTAACATCACGCTGCGTATAAACCTTTTCTGTAATATCTTCAATCTTGTGGCCGATCATATACTTGAGAGCATATTCGTCAACCTTATATTTCTTTGCCATTGTGGAAAAATGTTTTCGAGGATCATGTGGTCGATGTTCTGGGTTGAGCTTTAAAGTATCTCTGATTCTTTCAAAACGGTAGTTATATTTGTCATAAGTCATTTTAATATCGTTCTTTCGTTGACTGTCTATGCAGTTAATCAGATAATCACTTCCGAGACGAATTGCCTCATCATATTTTTGCTTAACCAATTCTCTGATTCGAGGGTGAATTGGAACAAGTCTGTCAATACCGGCATCTGTCTTTATGCCGCCGGTAAATTCCCAGTTATCTAAATCCACTCTATCCATTTCTATTAGCCCTAATTCTTGAGGCCGCCATCCAGAATAGCATTGAATGAGAACTACATCCACGTAAAGAACCTTATCAACATTTGCCCATAATATTTCCATTTCCCTATCGGTAAAAGGAATGTGTTGCCGTTTGGCTTCTGCTTTCTCTTTAATGATATCATCGGATAAATTAAAAGTTCGGGAATAGTTTCTATCAACAATTTCATATTCTAAAGCATAATCAAGCATAAGGTTAAATATACTTTTGATTCGTGACTTTGTTCCGGCGGAAGCTGTCTTCTTTACTCCACGTACAACAGTCGTACCATCATCAATACATCCTTTTATATGCCTTGCCCGAAGGTCTCTTACTTTTATATCGTATACATCAGAGCAGTAAGCCCATGCAGAAGTAATAGTTCGTTGTCCGGATTTACCTTTCAAAGATTGAAAATATTCCTTGCTCCAGCGTTCGTATAGCTGCATTACTGTCAGATTATTATCTAAATCATATGGTTGTTCATTATAAGCGGCCAGAGCTTGCAAAGCATCCTTTTTTGTAGGATAGTAGCCAAGAGTTGTATATTCCTGCTTATATTTCATTGTTTTTTTATCAAGAGACCAGCCGGTAGTTTTTCTTGCTCTCCATGGATTCCTTCGATTTCCGGAGAGTTTATGTACTGATCCATAGCCATTAGGTAACTTCATTATTCTCATCCTTTCGAATTTTGGGTATAAAAAATACACCCTATACATTTTGTAGGATGCGTGTTATAATCTAAGTGTTGCAGAGATTATCAGCCATCCTGGTTGATAGGTAACTTGAAATCCGGTATTGTCAGTACCGGATTTTTTTCATTTATAGGGTCATTATACTCTGTGCAGAACATATGTGCAAGAGACTGTTGAAAAATGTTAAAAATTGATGATTGAATAAAGACTTTTTTAGAAAATTATGTTATAATCCCATCGTTGCCGCTCCCTATACTGGTGACGGAAGGGAGGTGCACAAATGATATCATTATACTCTTTTCTTTTTTCGGTATTGGCTGGTATTATTTCAGGAATCATTGTTGAGATGATTATGAAGTTACTTAGCAAGTGGTTTGATCGGAAGAAGAAGTAAAGAACAACGGCAACCAAGCCCAAAATAAAACCCCTCGGTATTAGCGGTACCGAGGGGTTTTTGGTGCATAAATGATATCACCATTTACTCTTTTCTGACTTCAATATATCATATTGGGTCAGATAATTCAAGTATATTCTGGTTTTGAAATTTTATGTATGATTGTGCGATGCAAAATTATTGAAAAATGTAAAGTGAGCTAATAGGTGCCTCAGGAGATTTCGGATATGTGAAAACCAATCTTGGGGTAGGTTTTTTGCACAAAAACGCATGTTTTTTGATGTAATCTGTAAGGTTTTCCGTAAAAGAGCATGTCATATCCTATAAGAGGGGAGGCTTCTGGAAACCTCAATATGCGATTTTTTTAGTCTGTATACTGAAAAATGCGTATTTAGTCAGAAAGCTGACTACAAAAAAAGAAAAGAGCAGCGGATGAGCTGCTCTGTTATGTAAAGAGATGTAAAATTATTTAAAGATGTAAATAGCAGAATTTTCAGCATTGATATAATCAGAGTAATCGTATGAAAAATGTTCGCCAATTAAACTTATTTTATCTCCTTCTTTTGGAAGAAGGTCTTCGGTAGTATTTATAAAACAAGGTAACGTGTTGCCAGGACCGTTATTAAGATAGATTACATAATTAGCGAATCTGTATGCGGATGCATAATTGTACTCATCAGAAGAGGTATCTACGCTTTCTAGATACTCCTCTTTGTCATCATCGGATGCGGTTATTTCCTCTATGGAATTTACAATTCCCATAATCCGCTCTGAACCATCAACCGCTATAGCATCAGTTACATTATCGGCAAATTTAACTTTACTTATATCAGGGGATTTGATTTTGCAGTCTGAAAGGTATTCGGATATATATTTTGTACCTTTTTCCTCATCTTTCTTTTCCGCAAAAAGAGTTCCCTCGATTGCTACATTACTACCAGGTTCTAATAGTGCAGGTGAGTTAGGGTTTTCCGAAAAAAGGCACATAAATGTTGTAGAATCGAAGTCTGCATCTTCAGAATCAGGTTCAAAATCTTCATCTTCATAATCATCGGATTCTGTATCTTCGTTGGAGTTTTTACTGGTACTTATAAACAAGAATGAAGGGTAGGTCGTATCAACCTTTCCCCTGATGATAATAGTTTGATTTAAAGAAAATCCACCAGACTCTGCTTCCTTTTTAACAAGTTCAGTATATTTGGAAGACTGAAGCTCGTCTTCACTCCAGTATTGAGTTTTTTCTTCGATAGAACTAAGTATTTTCCTGTAAGTTGGAAGAAATTCGTCAATATTATATTCTTTAACCGAAGAAGTTCCAGAAGAACATCCACACATTCCAATTGCTAAAATCATAGCAAGTAGTAATCCCAAAATTTTTTTCATAAGTTTTCCTCTTTCAAATTTATTTATTGTAATTCTGTAAATTTATTCGAAATCTGCTCTGTAAGTTTTTTCTGCTGTGTAGCAGTCAATTGACTTGATGTTCTAATCAAAACAGTACCAAGAACAATGTGAGAGCCTGAATCCATCATGCCATTTCCATCAAAAGAAGCAAGATAAGATTCTCGTTTCTTTGCATCCTTGGCAGAAGCAAAGACTTCAATAGCTCCACCGCCATCTGTTCCCTTTTCAGCAATGGTATTACCATAAACATAATCCTGTTTTACTTTCTTACTTGAGAAATACACACAAGCGGTATATCCACCGTTTTTATTTAAAAGCCTATTAATATCTGTTTTTTCGGTAACGGCTTCAACTCCGGAAATACTCTTAATCTGTTTCAAACGTTCCACTACAAAATCTTCCGAAGGATTTGTTACCTGTTTAAGCTGTTTGATGCTATTTTCCAAATTAGTCTGTGCCTCAGAAAGAGTAGCTATAATATTTGAATAATCCGGAATGGTAGATATTTTTTTAGTTGCTGTATTAATATCATTTGTCTTCTTTGGCATTTCTGGAACTTTCATTTCAGTTTTTTTAGCATCCGATAATTTACCTTTTGCTGTGGTGAGTGTTGCTGGATCCAGGGGTTCTTCTTTTGAATCAATTACAGATTTGAGAGATGATACTGCCTCGTCTAATGGCTTATTACTTTCTTTTAAAGCAGAAACTGCCTTATTGAAATTAGCAACAGCTTCATCATGTGGCTTTTTGTACTGGAAATACCAGAAACAGGAACCTGCAACAATAACTATCAAAAGAATGATTATTGCAGGTATTATCTTTTTCTTTTTCATAATTTCTTACTCCTTTTTATGTATTAATGAAAAAATCAAATAGTTACAAGTAAAATTATACAACAAAATATGAAATAAGTACACAAAATTTGGAAGAATAATAGAGAAAATTATCCACACTATACAAACCGATAGAAATGACAAAAAAACTTCTACAGAAAAATCGTCCAATTTTAAAATCTGTTATAATCGCTTTCGAAAGGAGAAATTTATTTGAATGGCTATTCTGACATACTATTAATGATGGGAAATTTAATTCCAAAAATTACATATTGACGAAAATATGTTCGAGTTATATAATGGAATAAAATCGAACATACTTTCGGAAGAAAGGAGCGTTACATAATGTACAGAAAGAAACTTCTCAAATTAATTAGCAATTGCGAAAATGAAACGTTTTGCGAGTTCGTATTTGTATTTGCTGAAAAATTAAAAAGAAACTGGGGGTGCTAGTCCCCAGTATCTTTAATTAATTTCTTCTACAATTCTATCTATATAGCCATAGACTTTATGTTTATGGCTATTAGGCATTTTAGAAAGTTTTGTTGTATACTCTAATAATTCTGGATCAAGAGTTAAGTCGGCTAAAAATTCAGCAGTTGCAGCAGTTGCAATTCCTTCCAATCCCATCAATTCCGATTGGCTAACACGCAAGGCATTTGCAAAAAGTTTAATTTTAGACAACTGTAAATCAACTTCGCCTTTTTCGATTTTAGCAATAGATGAACGACTCGTATAGCCAGTTTTTTGGGCTAATTCCTCTTGAGACATTCCAATTTCTAATCGACGTTTCTTGATATTTTTATAGAGTAGCAACATAATATCACCACCTTCCAGAGTCAATATATCATGTGTGTGAAAATAAATCAACAAAAATGATGAAAAATGTTGACATATATTCAACGAGATGATATATTACAGGTGTGAATGTAATTCACCAAAATAAATATTGAACAAGGAGGGAAAAAGATGGCTAATGTGGAACTTCTTAAGGAAAAAATAAAAGAATCCGGAATGAGTATTTCTTTTTTAACAGAAAAAATGGGCGTTGGCAGGGAAACATTTTATAATAGAATGAATAATCCAGATTTTAGAGCCTCTGAAATTGTTTCGTTGACTCGAATTTTACGTCTTACAAAAAAAGAACGCGATTCTATTTTTTTTAATTAAAATGTTGAATTTAATTCACTAATCAAAATTAGAAAGCAGGATAGGGAACGATATGTTTTTAAGAAAAATTTATAACGAGTTAGTTCTCATAAGAAAAGAACTCCAAACTTTGCGTCCGGAGCCAAGGTTTAAAAAATACCGAGAAGTACAAGTGTTTGAAAAAAGATACATCAATCAAGAAGATTCCCAAGTGATAGTGTCTTTCGGACTTCCCGGCCGCGATTGGTGCGAATTATCAGAGTCACCTGCTTGGAAAGAGGTGGAAAGTCATCTTTCTCAGCAGAAAAGAACAAATAACCAGAATCTCCGCACAACGGAGAAAGATTAATTGGAAATTGCATGGAATAAGAATCATGCTGACTAATAATTTGTTTTCCACTTTTATGAATCTGCTCTAAAACTCTTACAGAAATTTTATTACTGATGTATTCATGATTGTTATGTAGAACAGCTATTTCGTTTATTGATAATGGGAGTTCTGAATGATTGGAGAATCGTACATAGAGTAATAAGCCAGTTGAAGAAGGATGGTATCCAATTATTTCAATAGAAAAATGCTTGTGATTTTTGTAAAAGGTATAGAGCCAGGATAATGTTGAGCCAACAGCTCCCCAAATGGAAAGAAAGAGAGTGATGTTTGAGCGAGTAAATAGTGACAAAACCGATTTTAAAGACATAATAATTTTCCTTTCATATTTGATTAGGGAAATTATAACAAAGGGAAACTAAGAAAACAAGATGGCTGAGAAAGCAGGATAGGAGGCGAGATATGGATGAAAATAAAGAAGAAATCCAAAAACTGCGTAAGCAAGTCAGAAATTTAAGAATAGCATTCTTGCTTACGCAGATGGGATTTCTCATTATTAGTATTATTTTTCAGATTCAGTATTGCCGGATGATGCATTATTATCGAGAGATTTTTCGATTGAATCAAGAGATTTCTCAATCCTTGATAGATGTAAATTCTGTTCTTCGACTGCTTTCTTTAAAGATTGCAGGGATCCTGATTCACTAGAGGAAGATGTATCTATGCTATGTAATAAATCATAAAGAAGTTGGTTCTGAGTCTGGAGAAGTGCATTTTGAGTTTCATCAAGTTGAATTTGTTGGGTTTCAGATTTAGTAGGACCTTGGCTGGATTGATATAAGGCGATTGATGTGCTCAAAATAATGGATACCAGTAAAGAAATTATACTGATAAACACATCCGTAGACATTTTTACTCGGTATTTTCCAAGAGGAATAGCTATTGATTCAGGAATTTCGAATGTCTCAATCGAATCCTTATCAAGAGTTACATAATCTTCATTTGGAGGGAAAAATTTTTCAAAAGTGTTTGCTGATTCGGTATTAAATGAGGAAGAGATACTCTTAGTTAATTCTTCATTTACCAAATGAGCAATGCCGGCGGCACTAGATATTTCAATTGATTGCTTAGCAATATTACCAGAAAGTGCTGCGGCTGAAACAAGTGAGGATGTATCCCATTTTCCAGTCGAAGAAGTAAATCCTTTGATATATGATTCAAGAATTGATTTTCCTATACCAGAAGCAGGCAACGCTTGTACTGATAACGAATTACGAAGCTCAGAGATTAAAGCTTTCGTGTCAGAAGTTTTCCAGTTATCAGATTTTATTAAATCATCATTCACAATAATAACTCCTTTCTTTCGTACTTGGACGTGCCAGCGTCCTGTATAAAAAGAATATGAGAGAATTTATGAAAAGTCAAGAATAGTTGGAGAGGAGGTGAAACCATGACATTTTCTCAAAAGTTAAAATACATACTTTCAGAACAGAATATATCTCAGGCAGAGCTATCCAGATTAACAGGCATAAATAAAAGTTCTATTTGTCAGTATCTATCAGGCAAAAACATACCATCCAAGAAGAGACAGGGCGTGATTGCTACAGCAATAGGGATGCCAGAAGATTACTTTGGAAACGAAAACTTCAAAGAACCAAGTATATCATATCCTAAGATTCCGCGACTTACACTCACGGAGACGGCTGGAATCATGGGCGTGTCACAGCGAGCACTTGCACTTGCTATTCAGCAGGGTATGTATTCATGGGCGCAGGCTTTGCCAGGGAGAAACAAGAAAAGACCTATCTATTTTATTAATGCCATTACGTTTGCTAAAGCGCAGGGAATAGATTTGGAAGAATATAAAAAATGCACCTGCGAAGCGGCAACTCCAACAGGCGCATAGAAAATAATAACAATTAAATTGTAACACAGAAATGGAAAAATGGAAGGAGAAATTATGATTAAGATTGAAGAAAAAACAAAAATCATAGTAATTGATGGAGAACCAGGGATGCTTCTTCTCGAATTTGCAGTTATTACACGAGATTTGAAAAAGATTTTACCGAAAGGATTTGCTGAAAAATTAGAGGAGGCTTTTAAAATCGGAATGACGGCAAAAGTCGAAGGAGAAGTCGGAAGAAGAATGTCCAGATTGGTTCACGGCGAGCCAAGAGTATTATCAAAAAAAGAAGTAGAAGATGGTATCGAAGCAGTAATCAAGGCATTGATGGAAGAGATTGGAGTTGATGAAAGTGATGGAGAATAGAACCTTAAGCTTAGAAGATATCAAACTTTTGGTTGGGAAAGTACATGCAGCACAGCAGGCAGGAAATTATATCCTTTTTAGATATGCTAACTATTCAATAGATGTACTCACTATGCAAGGTGAAATTTCCGAAGAAAAAAACTGGGATAAGGGCTTTGAGATGCCTTTGGGTTATGATTCTGATGCAACGAAACGAGAATACCTTGAATGTATCGCATATCTCGAAAAATTAGCAGGTGAAGAATATGATAATTAATTTCTTAATGCGTAAGTGGGAACAAAACGAGCTGGCTCTGGAGCAGGAGCCAACATCGCTGCTCCTGTTAAGACGTAAAGTCGCATTGATAAAGCTGATTAACTTAGATTTAAAGAAAAAACGAGGTGTCGAAATGAAGACAATTAAGATAACCGCAGATAATAAGATTTCTATCGTGGATGTGGATTTTAGCAACAATAGAGCGATCATGGATGCCATGGGCGGTCCTGTAGAAGTAGTTACAACAAATGAGTTGTATGATTTTTTTAAGTGCCCCGTTCTTATGATGTTGGATAAAAACGGTTACAAACCTAAAGATGTAAATGGTTTTTGTCCAAGCGCAAATGCAGTAGCCTCCTTTTTGTACGGTTATGTCAAAACTGGTATACCAATTTTAGGCGATGTTATTTTGGCGCAACCGGCAGGGGGGCGCATAGAAAATTTAGAGGGTGTTGGAGAATTGGAAGAAAAGATGCAGATGTTAATGCAGCGTTTTAGTTTTCTGGAGACAACATGAAGAGAGAGCAGCTTTCAACAGATATTACAAGAATCCAATTTGATTCCATGGAAGAGTGGCTGGTAAATCGTAAGGGCATCGGCGGTTCCGATGCCTCTGCTATCCTTGGACTGAATCCATATAAAACAAATCAGGAACTGTGGATGGAGAAGAAAGGACAGATGTCTCCTGTAGATATTTCGGGCAAATCATATGTCAAGTATGGAAACGATGCAGAGCCGCTGCTTAGAGCATTGTTTGCTTTAGACTATCCGGAATACAAAGTGGAGTATTACGACAACAACATGATCATCAATAAAAAATATCCCTGGGCACATGCCTCACTGGATGGTGAACTGATGGATCCAGATGGACGGAGAGGCGTTTTAGAGATTAAGACAACAAATATCTTACAGTCTATGCAGTGGGAAAAATGGGATAATCGGATACCGGACAATTATTACATACAGGTCCTTCACTATCTCTTAGTCACAGAGTATGACTTCGTAGTGTTAAAAGCACAGCTTAAGCGTGTAAGAGATGGGGAAGTGAGGCTGACAACGAAACATTATCACATTGAGAGGGAAGAAGTCCTCTCGGATATCAAGATGTTAAAAGAAGAGGAGGAAGCGTTCTGGCACAGCTTGCAAAGCGGACAGGAGCCGGGACTTCTTCTTCCGGAAATTTAAAAAGGAGAAATAGCGATGGAGTTAAAGATTTATAACCCACAGGCAGACGGTTTCTTAAAAGCGATCGATTGGAACTTTGAAGAGCTAAAAGAAGAGATCACAAAAAAATCAAGCGATTATCTGAATCTCGTTTATAGCGATGACCAGATAAAAGATGCAAAGCAGGATAGAGCGAATTTAAGAAAATTAGTTACTGCCCTTGAGGATAAGAGAAAAGAAATCAAAAAAGAGGTTATGCTTCCTTATGAAGATTTTGCTGTTAAGGAGAAAGAACTGGTTGAGATCATCAATGGAGCAATCGAGAATATCGATACACAGGTAAAAGGATATGAAGAAGGATTAAGGCAGGAGAAGCTTGCAAAAGTCAAAGAGATTTATAAGGAGTGCATCGGTGATCTGGACAGAACAATTCCTTTTGATAAGATTTTTAAAGAATCCTGGCTGAACGTCTCTACAACATTAAAATCCATAAAAGAGGAGATTATCACTATTCGGGAAAAGATAGACGGAGACTTAAAGATTATCAATGCAGAAAACAGTCCTTATATCTATGAGATGAAGGAAGAGTATTTAAAAGACTTTGACCTCATGGCTGCTATGGCAAAAAAACAGCAGCTCGAAGATACAGCAAAGAAGAAAGCTCTTTACGAAGAACAAAAGAAGCAGGAAGCAGAAGAAAAAGAGCGTAAGAGAAAAGAAGAGGCCGCCAGGGTAGAACTGGCCGGTAAGGTACAGTCTGCCCCTATTCCGGAAAAACAGCCGGATCCGGCAGGTATTGTTACACAGCAGCCGGCTATCGCAGAAAGTTATCAGGAGCAGGCTGCAAAACTCAGACGTAAAAGAGTAGTGATTGAGATTACAGCGAACGAAACACAGTTTGCTTATTTGAACGAAGTGTTAATGAAATTAAAAAACAATGCTGAGAAAGTAGAGGTTTTAGAGAAGGAGGAATTATAAATGGCAGTATCAAACACATTGGCAAAAAAGAGAACAGAGGCTTTTCAGAATGTTCAGTCCGCTTCCTACGAGGTAGGAGGTATGAAGATTGAACTTACTCCGGAGATTGTAAAGCAGTACATGGT